CAACTGCATGACCAATAACATTAGACTGCAATTCCACGTTTTCTCCCGTAACTGTATCCATAGAAAAAGTAAAAAGTGGTCTCCGACCAAACGAACATGCATAAAGCATGCGACATGAAACATGTCGGTTAAAAGCGATAATTTTTCTGAAAACTAACAAAAACTTGCTCTGCGTAGTTTAAGGACATCGCTACGATTCGGTCCGTTGGGCAGGGAACTATTCCTCAACAGTCCAAATACCCACTGCAACCTTCTCTTTACTCGGATCACGGATACTAGCAGTCATCACATCGAAAGACGGTAGCACATCTACCACAGGCACACTAGAATACTGAGGCGTCAACTTCTGATGAAGTATGTCACGCACAGCATCATAGCGATCTTTCTGGTCGGATGCGTCACAGTGCGCATAGAAAAGACGTAAAGCGGCCGAAGCCGTGTTTATACGCGAGTCTCTCGCCTTACTACGCTCGAAGGCAAGAGCTTTGCGGACAGAAGAAAGCTCCACACTACCAACACGTCTCTCAAGGGACGGACTGTACACATCCGCACACTTGAGAAAACGCAACTCTGTTGGATCGTATAACTCAGGCAACTCCTGGCCCTTAGTTGCCGCACCGTATGTCATACCCAACGAAGCTGCAACATCACGCACATGGTAGTTAGTCAGACGCAAAACTCCATCCACATTTCGCGGCGACCCAATTACATCATCTCCATACGTGCGCAAACAAACATTAGCGCGAAATGGCGTACACCTATTCTTGTCAAGAGTGTCTGCAATTAAAACACATTGAGGATTAGCGCGATAAAAAGCCATACGGTGGATCAAGGAATTATATCCCGAATTCATATATGTAGTAATTGCGACGCCCGATGGATTCGATCCACTAGCCCTGTACACAGTCCCCAAAAACACATACACTGGGCGCTCAAGAGCCTTGAGCAATGATCGAACCATATGTACCTGTTCATCATTGTAGCCACTCACACGAGCGCACTCAACTAGTATGCGCCCGAGCGCCTGCACCAATGCGAGGATAATGGAGTTATCATAATTGCTATAATCACCACCAAGCCATCCAGATTGTGAATATGATTCCAAATCCGCCATAAGCTCTCCCCAATCAGCAGACATGACATCCATGCCCACGCAATTTTCGCTAATGCGAGAATCTCGTGCAAGCG